AAGCGGAAGCAGAAAAGAAAGCAAAAGCGCTAATTGAAAAGCGGGAAATGTTGGATAAGATAGCGAAAATGAGGGAAAATAAGCACTAAGACGCATGAGACTTGATGAACTGTCCGATGGCCAGGACGACCCCCCAGTAAGGGAGCTAATCAGGTCTCAGTCGTGTTAGTGAATGCGTAGGCTGATACGCGGCGTGTTGCGGTGTCTGCTGGGCTGAGACTACCCAGAGTCGGAATAGCCAAAACACATGCGGAGATCAGCGCCCGCCACTAACAAAACGAACGCTGCTAATCGGTTATGAGAAATTGGCTAAGCAGTTTGAAATGCAGCACTTAGATGACACCCCGGAAAGACGGGGACTAACATTGAAGCGGAATGCGCAGGCTGATGCGCCTAGGTTACCGGAGCGGTGGTTTGAGGAATACCGCTTGAGTCGGAGTTCAGCACCGGCACGCTTCAATGTTAGTGAATGCGTAGGCTGATACGCAAAAACGGTGTCAAAGAGTCTTCTGTCTGCTAGTTTGATGACCCGTACCTGACTTTGCAATGCAGACATGCGGGAGATCAGCGCCCGCCACTAACAAAACGGACGCTGCTTTCGTTTGCTCGAATTGGCTAGGCAGTTCTAAATGCAGCACCTAGATGACACCCCGGAAAGTACGGGGACTAACATTGAAGCGGCGGCGTGGAGTGCGTAGGCACTTAATGGACACGCACAAAACCCGAATGTTCGTGGCCTCAGACGCGATGAGTAGGGACTGAGATAGCAGGTCAAACCCTGCCTGCTTCAATGTTAGTGAACAGTCCGGCACAGGAGCTACGAAAGTAGCCTGCAAAGCGTATGGCCTGGATTTACAGGTGAACCCTATTGACGAATAGGGCTACGGACATCCGGGGTAATAAGCCCCACCTTATACAGCCTTATATTTTGATAGACATGGACAAGCCAATACTTTACAAAGGCCATGAATGGCGGGGAAGAAGCGGGACGGGCTACGTTTGCGATGAATGCGGCGCTATATGCTCAAAGGCAGAGGAAATGACACTAACCGAATGCAGGCCAAGATTAGCGCCAGTTGAGTGGTTTGGGGCGCATTTACAAATACGCTGGAGCAAAACAGACGACCAGGAATGGCCGCTGGAAGTAGTTTACAAACTTTTCAAACAGGGTGAGACTAAAGAACTGGATAGGCTACTTGCAAAAGAAAGCTATCCTAAACTCGCCCCATGCCGGACAATAACGGGGAAAAAGTACGCACAAATTCCGGGAGTATGGAAAGAGCGAATAAAAGCAGACGCGGAAACAATGGCGCTGCCTGTTTATGTTGTTGACATTGATGGCGACCCTATAAAGTGGAATGGTTAAGTGTTGCAAAAACCGCATAATTGTGTAGAATAAACCTATCTATAGTAAAAAATGGATAGATTATGACTACTAAGCCGAAATCCGGCTTTGGTCGGCCAAAAGGAATACCTAAGACCGGAGGAAGAACTGCCGGGACACCGAACAAAGCTACGCGAGAATTCAGGGAAACGATCAACAAGCTGTTGGAGGGCAACGCAGATAATGTTGCCAAGTGGCTGACAATAGTGGCAGAGGGTGATTTAGAAAGAGAAATAAAGCCAGACCCCGGCAAAGCCTTAGATTTACTCGCAAAGCTGGCTGAGTTTGCCGCGCCTAAGTTGGCACGAACTGAGCATGTGGGTAATTCAGACAACCCATTGCAGGCGATCATGAAAATCGAGCGTGTAATCATTGACAACGCTAAAGATTGAAACTCCCAAATGGGCGGCTCCATTATTACAGCCTGCTCGATATAAGGGAGCGCACGGTGGACGCGGTTCGGGAAAGTCTCACGCATTCGCTGAAATGATGATTGAGGAACACATCCTAGACCAAAACAGTAGAAGCGTATGTGTCCGTGAAATCCAAAAATCATTAAACCAATCCGTCAAACGCCTATTAGAACTCAAGATTGAGTCGATGAATGCAGGCGCTTATTTTGAAATACAAGAATCTGTCATCAAAGCTAAAAAAGGTGATGGCTTGATAATCTTTCAGGGGATGCAGAATCACACGGCTGATTCAATCAAATCTCTGGAAGGATACGACAGGGCATGGGTGGAAGAAGCTCAAAGTCTAAGCCAGCGAAGCCTAGATTTACTAAGACCGACAATCAGAAAGCCAGGCTCTGAACTGTGGTTTACTTGGAACCCTAGCGAAGCCACTGACCCGGTAGATGTGTTGCTAAGAGGCGACAAAGTACCGCCAGGCTCGGTTATTGTCGAGGTCAACTTTGACGACAATCCATGGTTCCCGGATGTATTACGAGATGAAATGGAGTATGACAGAGACAGAGACCCGGACAAATACGCGCACGTTTGGCGTGGTCAGTACGTCAAGAATAGTTCTACTCGTGTGTTTAAGAATTGGATGGTTGAGGAATTTGACGCGCCAGCCGATGCAATTCACAGGCTGGGCGCTGATTGGGGCTATGCTGTAGACCCGACTGTACTTGTGCGCTGCCATATTATTGGACGCAAGCTATACATTGACTATGAGGCGTATATGGTCGGCTGTGAGATTGTTAATACGCCTGACCTATTTATGACAGTGCCAGAATCCGAAAAATGGCCGATTACCGCCGATTCTTCACGCCCTGAAACAATTGCGCACATGAGGAAAAACGGATTTCCTAAGATTATGCCTGCCGTAAAAGGCGCAAAGTCAGTCGAAGAAGGGATAGAGTGGCTCAAGTCTTACGATATTATTGTTCATCCGCGTTGCACTCATACTATTGATGAGCTGACAATGTACTCATATAAGACTGACCCGATGACTGGTAAAATCTTGCCCATACTAGAGGACAAGAAAAACCACGTCATTGATTCTCTAAGGTATGCTTGCGAAGGGGCAAGACGAGCGCAAACGGTTAAACCGCAAACAGTTATTCCCTTGCCAATTATCTCTAAATGGTAGAAAATCCGGCAAACAGGGGCAAGCATGGCACGTAAATCCACCGAACAGCGACTGACTGAAATACACGCTCAGGCGCTTACTGAATTCAGCACCATTCAATCAGCACTAAGAAGCGAGCGCTTACAATGCTTGCAAGACCGTCGATTCTATTCTATTGCTGGTGCGCAATGGGAAGGAAATCTGGCTGAGGTTTACGCTAACAAACCAAAATTTGAGGTCAATAAAATCCACTTGTCGGTGATTCGTATCATTAATGAATACCGAAACAATCGAATAACGGTTGACTTTATCAGCAAAGACGGCGACACAGAAAAGAAAACAGCCGATATGCTTGATGGACTGTATCGCGCTGATGAGCAAGATAGTACAGCTGATGAGGCCTACGATAACGCATTCGAAGAGGCTGTATCTGGTGGTTTTGGTGCATGGCGGATACGAACAGAATACGAAAATGAAGAAGACCCAGACGATGACAGTCAGCGCATTAGAATAGAACCGATATTTGATGCAGATTCGTCTGTATTCTTTGACTTGGAAGCAAAAAGACAAGACAAGAGCGACGCAAAGCATTGTTTTGTTATTACAGCAATTGAGCGCGAAGCCTATAAAAACACGTGGGGAGACGACCCGGCAACATGGGCAAAAGATATTACACAGCTTGAATTTGACTGGGAAACCCCGGACGTAGTGTATGTCGCCGAGTATTACCGCGTCGAGGAAAAGTCGGAAGTCGCTATCTTCTATCGAAATGCAATCGGCGAGGAAGAGCGCTACACACAGTCAGACTTTGACGCCGACGAACAGCTATTGTCTAATCTTGAAGCAGTTGGCTCAATTGAAGTAAGGCGCAAGCGATTCAAAACCAAAAAGGTAAGAAAGTACCTGCTAAGTGGCGGTAAAGTATTGGAAGACTTCGGCTATATTGCAGGTAAAAACATCCCGATTATTCCGGTCTATGGCAAAAGATGGTTTATTGATAACGTTGAGCGCTGCATGGGTCATGTGCGTTTAGCCAAGGATGCGCAACGTATCAAAAATATGCAGCTATCAAAACTGGCCGAGATTAGCGCAGCCAGCTCAGTAGAAAAGCCCATTCTCACACCTGAACAGGTGGCTGGTCATACGGTGATGTGGCAAGAAGACAACATTAAGTCTTACCCATATCTGCTCATCAATCCAATTAAGGACATGAACGGCAACGAGACCGCCGCTCCTCCTGTTGGATATACACGAAGCCCACAAATACCACCGGCCATGGCGGCTTTGTTGCAAGTAACTGAAACTGACATGCAGGACGTATTGGGTTCGCCACAACAGGCCGACAAGATGGTGTCGAATATCTCAGGCAAGGCTGTTGAAATGATACAACAGCGCCTAGATATGCAAGCATTTATTTACATGAGCAACTTTGCCAAGGCAATGAGGCGATGCGGACAAGTCTGGCTGTCTATGGCAAAAGACATATACTCAGCCGAACGCAAAAAAATGAAAGTAGTCACAGCATCAAAAGAAACGGCTACTATCGAAATGTTAAAGCCGAGCATCAACGAGCAAGGCGAAATGGTCTATGAAAATGACATATCAAAGGCTAACTATGATGTGACTGTTGATGTCGGACCTTCGAGCTCAAGCCAAAAGGCCGCCACTGTACGTGCTCTCACGGGAATGCTGGCCATTACATCAGACCCAGAAACACAGCAAGTCTTACAAAGCGCTGCCATGATGAATATGGAAGGCGAAGGAATCGGCGAACTGCAAGGCTTTTTCCGTAAGCGTCTGGTAAAAATCGGCGCTATTGAACCGACCGAAGAAGAAGCCCAAGCTATGATGATTGAGCTACAGGGCAAACCCCAAGACCCGAACGCGATATTCTTGCAGGCCGCTGCTGAAGAGGCTGTGGCTAAAGCTGCTAAAGCTAGGGCTGATACGGTAGAAACTATTGCATCTGCTGAGTTGAAGCGTGCCCAAACGGTTAAAACGTTGAGCGATGCTGAACAAGGTCAATTTGAATACAATGAAGCGCCAAAAATTGAACCTGTTCAACAACAAATACTTCCACCAATAGAAACGCAACCGGTACAAATAAGCCAAAAAGAACAATTAGAAATAGAGTCGATGCAATTAGATAATGAAATGAAAGCTAGAAAAATAATAAATCAGGATGCTGAGATTGAAAAATTGCGATCGGAAATAAACACCCCAGACAAGATAAATCAATTAGCGCAAAATATGCAAGAATCTATTCAAAAAATTGAGCAAAACTCCATCTTGGTAAGCGATAATGTTAATAAGATAGGTGAAATAATGAATAATTTTGCTGAAACAAATATCAAAAATACAGAAAAAGCTATTTCAGCAATCAGAAAAAACAAAAAATTAACTTTGTCAAATGGAAAAACTGTAAGAATAGAAACGGATGAATAAATGGCAACCTGGAATAAATTTCACGCCTGGGCTAAAAACATGGTGACAGTGGCTAACCTTGACACTGACCAGTTCACTATTGCTTTGACAAACACCGCGCCCGTAGCGGCAAACA